ATCGAGAAGGATCAGTCGATGATGTTCGCGATGGGTGCGCGCGGTGCATTGCAGGACGAACTTGATGAGGTCCCCGATGGGCAGGCTGCTTGATACCGCTGCGGAGCATCGTTCGACCGTCGATGAGATAGCCATGACCTCCGCCGCTTCGGTGGCGCGGGAGTGGTCTCGTGCTGATCCTGCCCGTCTTGAGTCCGAGTGGACGGCCCGTGCGCCACAATTGGCGGCCGCGGTGTCGTCCGCTCAGCTTGAGGCTGCGCAACAGGCGACGGGTTACATCGCATCGACAGTCGGCGGCACGGCGGCGCTCGCGGCGCAGTCATTCAGTGGCGTGACCCGTGAGGGCCGTGAAATCGCCCCAGAGCTGTACAGCGGGGTCACGCACACGAAGCGCCTTATTGGCGCTGGCGTGGGCGTCGGGGCGGCGTTCCAGGCCGGAACCGCGCTGATGTCGATCCTCGCCGCGAACACGATTCGGGACGCAGGGAGATCCGCCGACAATACGTTGGCTGTCGCGAACGGTGCCCTGTACTCGGTGCGGGTTGTGTCGCCGGGCGCGTGCTCCCGATGTGCGATCCTCGCCGGGGTCAAGGGGTACAGGACAGATTTCGAACGTCACCCCGAATGCCGATGCTTCTCCATGCCTTTGCGTGACAACGAAACGCCTGAAGGGTTCTTCCAGCACCCGTCCGACTACTTCGAATCCATGACTGAGGTGGAACAGGACCGGGTGTTCACGAAGTCCGGCGCATGGGCGATCCGCAATGGTGCTGACCCGATCAAGGTCGTAAACGCACGGCGGGGTGCGTATAAGACGTCCACGCTGCGTGCGGACGGCTCGTACAGCCGATCCCGGCTCCGCCCGGTCACGATCGGCGTTCGCCCTGACGGTTCACCGTTGCAGGTGTACGCGACTCTCGAAGGGACGACAGCTCGAGGTGCGTGGGGGCGTGGACGCTCTGAGCTCGTCAAAGTGGGCGACGAACGCTACCGACGCTCGAACACCCTCCGCTTGATGCCTGAATCCGTCATGAAAATGACAACGTCCGAGTCTCCCGAGCGTATCCGCGAACTGCTGAAGCGGTACGGGTACATCATCTGACCAACCAAGACTTTCCCGGCCCGGCGCCGGGGACGACCGCGCGACGCGGGACAGCCCCTCAAATGGGGCACAACAGGGCCTCCACAACCGTGGGGGCTTTTTTCATGCCCATTTTGAGGAGCGATTCCCCATGACTGATGACGTCACCGACGCGACGGACGAGACGACTGACGTAGAGACAACTGCTGAGGAAGTCGAAGAGACGACCGATGCCGAGGAAACCGAGGAAACCCTTGGTGAACCTGGCAAGAAGGCTCTCGCGACCGAGCGCGCCGCGGCACGTACCGCGAAGCGTGAAGCCCGCGAGGCGAAAGCCGAGCTTGCCGCCCTGAAGGCGCAGATCGCGGCGAAGGACAAGCCGACCGATGAGCAGGAGTTGGACCGTGTGCGGCGCGAAGCCACAGCGGAAGCAACCCAGAAGTCGAACACCCGGATTCTCCGCAGCGAGATCCGTGCGGCGGCAGCAGGAAAGCTCGCAGATCCTGCCGATGCGGTCGCATTCCTTGACCTCAGCGAATTCGACGTAGACGAGAACGGCGACGTGGACGCATCCGCAATCGAGGACGCGATCACCGACCTTCTCACCCGGAAACCCCACCTTGCCGCGACGGGCAAGAGGCAGTTCGGGAACGTCAACCAGTCCGCGAAACCCCAGGCCAAGCCCGGGCAGCTGACACAGAACGAATACAACGCATTGTCCCGAGAAGAGCGACGCAAGGCCCGTGATGAGGGCCGCGTCAACCTGATTCTCGGGGCCAAATAACACGAAAGGAGCGCCATCATGGCTCTCGCAAATGGAATCCCCGAGGTATGGGCTGATGAGATCCTCGACCGTTGGGAGGCGGAGGCGGTTTTCCCGCAGCTCGTGTCCCGCGAGTACGAGGGTGTTGCCCGCCGTGGCAACGTCGTGCACCTGACTGGTGTCGTCGCCCCGACGATCAAGAACTACAAGACGGGCGCGGTGTCGGACAACGACCCTGAGGACCCGCAGCCCATTCCCCGCACCACGAAGGCGGATGACGTCACCGATACCGGTGTGGATCTCCTCATCGACCAGGAGAAGGCGTTCGACTTCAAGGTGCAGGACATCGATGCTGTGCAGTCTGGTGGCATCGTGCAGGTCCGCCACTACACGGACGCGGCCGGCGACGCGCTCGCTGCGGACTCGGACGCGTTCCTCGCCGCTCTGCTCGCCACCAACGGCACGGCCATGACTGCTGCGGCGGTCACGACCGGTGATCAGGCGTGGGATCAGATCGTCCAGGCACGCAAGGAACTGCAGAAGGCGAAGGTCCCTGCCGCGAACCGTGTCCTGGCGGTCAACCCGGAATTTGAGGCGCTGCTGCTCACGGCCGCGTCGAAGATCACCGGTTTCGACACCTCTGGTGATGCGAACGGTCTCCGCAACGCGACCATCGGCAACGTGCTCGGCTTCCGCACCGTGTCGGCGCTGTCCATCCCGGACTCGTCCAGTAAGCCGCGCTTCATCGCGTTCCACCGCAATGCTGCCGCGTACGTGTCGCAGCTCGACTCGATCGAGCGCATGCGTGACAACGACTCGATCGCTGATCGTGTTCGCGGCCTGCACGTGTACGGCGGCAAGGTCGTCCGCGCGACCGGCATCCGCGTTTTCACCGCGTCCTGACGCAAACGGGGAGGGTCGCATGCCGGCCCTCCCCGCTCACTCGGAGAGAAGGAATCATGGCAAAGATCATCGGCCCCAGCGGGCTGATCCTCGATGTTGAAGACATCGTTGCATCCGGGCTTGTGGACGGCGGGCACGCCCGATACGTCACCGAGACCACACCCGAGCCCGAGGGCGCTGAAGAGGCACCTGCCGAGCCCGTCGAAGTGGCAGAAGTGACACCCGTCACCGAGACCACACCCGAGCCCGCCGAAACGGTTGGCGAGATGCCGAAGGGCAACGCAGGACTCGACGCTTGGGCCGCGTTCGCCACCGCAAACGGCAAGGACGTTGAGGGCATGTCCCGCGACGAGATCCGGGCCCTGTTCAAGGAGTGACACATGACCGGTTTCGCCACCGCAGACAACGTTGAGGACACCCTCAGCCGCACCTTCACCGACGAGGAGAAGGCGTGGATTGAGGTCCTTCTGGACCAGTCCGCAGGGTACTTGCGGGGCGTCATCGGTCAGCACATCTACCCGCCCGTGACATCGACGTACGTTGCGTACCCGGTGCTCGGGCGGGTGGACCTCCCGCAGTCATTCGTAGCTGACATTGTGTCCGTCAAAGCAAACGGCGCCAACGTCCCATTCACGCGGTTCGAGGACTCGATACAAGACGTCTTCTATCAGTCGGTGGAGGTCACCTTTAGCTACGGGGCCGCGGAACCGCCTGCCGATCTCGTCGGCATCAACGTCGCCATGGTCGCATCAGCGATCCTTCTCGTAGAAGCCGACCTTGGAGTGAACGTCGGAGGGCTCTCGTCCCTGGCTCTGGATGACTTCAAGATCGCCTTCGCGGACGGCGGCGACAAGACCGGACACCTCACCCTTCCCGCGCTCACGCAAGAGAACTTGCAACGCGCCTACGGGGCGTCTAGCGGGACCATGGTGACGCAATGAGCATCCTCCGCGGGACCACGACGCTGGGCCGCCGAATGGCCGAATCCCGGATGACGGAGACTGTCACGTTCTTCACCGAGGAAGACGCCATTGACGAGGAAACCCTGCAACCGATCAAGGTGGAGACGCCGATCGCAGGGACCGTGGATGGCAAGTCCACGTTCAACATCCCTGCGCGGCTGAAGGCCGCGTCCAAGGAGTCGAGAGACGTGGAGATCGCCGGTCAAGAGCCTGTCGTTTCCGCACTGGTCTTGTCGGTTCCGTCGGGGTCCATTCGCGTAGGGCCGTCCGTATTCGTGCAGGTCAGCGCATCGACGTCCGATCCGAGCCTGGCTGGCGTTCGGGTGAGGACGAAGGATTTCCCAGCCATGGGGCAGACGACGGCCTGGCGGTATCCGGTGGAGCAGGTGAGTTGAATGACGGACTTCTCCGAGCTCGACAAGCTGGCCGCTGATCTGACCAGTGTCCCGGCTGAAACGATCCCGTTCGCGCGGTCGGCGCTGCAGTTCACGGCGCACAACATCCGCGATGAGTGGCGCGAGGAGGCCGCCCGCACTGGGCTTGAAGCGTACGGCGCTTCGGTCGGGTACGACACAGAGATCAAGGCGTCGTCGATCTGGGCCGAGATTGGCCCGACACCGGGCCGTCGTCAGGGTTCGTTCGGTTTCGTGGAGGACGCGAACGGTGGCGTTCGTTCGGCACCTCAGCATGCGGGCCGTGACGCGCTCAAGAACAACGAGAAGGACTTCCACGCGGGGATCGATAAGGCGCTCGCGGATGGGTTGCGGAAGGCGGGGCTATGACCGTCGAAGCGACCTACAACGCGGTTAGGTCACGCCTTGAGACGACCCTGCTGCCGGTGCATGACACGGCGTTGGTGACGCCCGAGGACAAGCTGATCGTCGCCACATACCTGATCCTGTTCGCGCCGCTCCCTGATGATCTGGAAGAGCAGCGGTACACCATGCCGGTGGGTGTTGAGGGGCCGGCTGATTTTGACATTGATGTTCGGATCGTCGGCGCCACGTTCGGCGCGCTGCTCAAGGCGATGGACCGGGTGCGTTCGGCGGTTGTCGGGCACCGGTTCCAGATCCCTGGGCGCTGGTGTAACCCGGCACGCCTTGAGACCGGCAAGGCCGAACTTGACCGGTCTATCAAACCCGGCCTGTGGGTGTGCGACACGGGCATTCTGTTCACTTCGAGGCCAGGAGGCGCTTGATGTTCGTCCGAGTGCGCAGTGCCCGCCCTGGTGCGGCACAACATGAGTTCGATGTTCCCACTGTCGAAGTGGAACGTCATCCCGACCGTTACAAGGTCGTGGACAAGAAGCCGGTAGCTAAGCAGCGACCGGCTTCTTTCGTTTCCGGGGTGAGGCCGGAGCCGCCTGTTGAGGCGGATGCCGTGGACGACCGTCCAGCGGTGAAGAAGCCCCGCCGTGGGGCCAACCCCAAGGAGAAATAATGGCACGCGAAAGCGTATCTGAGGGCTTCGGCTATGAAGACATGGGCACCGTCCTGTGGGTGCCGACCCTCGCAGACCCCACCAAGCCCACCGTCGCGGAACTCGCGGCGGGAACGCCGATCACGTACGACCTGTACGGTGCGACCGGGTACAGCCTGACCCCGGCCGAGACGCCCCGGCAGATCACCCGTTACACGCTCGGGCAGATGCTCTCCGCTGAGGGCACCGTCTCGTACGTGCTGACGCTGCTGTACGTGTTCAACCGCGAGACGCCCACCGACGCGGAGACGACGATCGGCGTGCGCGGCACGGCCGGGTACATCGTTCATTTCCTCGGATATGCGAACGGGTGGGAGATCGCCGCGGGTGATGTCATCACCGACATCGTTCCGGTGCGTACAGCCCGCTCGAGCGTCGTCCCGGCGACGGCGAACACGGAGGCGCACAAGACGACTTCCCCGTCGATCACGGGCGAAGTCCTGCATGAGATCGCGGTCGTCGCCGGCGCGTGACACAAACCCCGGGGGTAGGGTTCCTCACCGCCCTGCCCCCGGTCTTCCATCTGGTGAGGAGAGGTGAGGAAACCATGGCGGACATCAAGGCGCTGATCGCGAAGCAGCGTGCCGAGCTTGAGGTTGAGAACCGTTCCGAGTTGGATGTTGTTCTCGGCGGCGAGATCGTGACGCTCAGCATTGAGCGTGTGCACCCGGACGTGTGGGACACGTTGATGGGTGACAACCCTCCGCGGGCTGGCGTTGAGGGTGACTCGGTGATGGGGTACAACCCGAAGGGTGTTTCTGCGTCCTACCCGAACGTCATGGTTGACGGTGAGGTCATGGACCCGGAAACGTGGGCGGAGATGTACTCGGTTCTTGATTCTGTGCACCGCAACAAGGTCGAACTGGTCATCTGGGGCATCAACGTCAACGCCGTGTTGCAGGAGTTGCAGGAACTGGGAAAAGGCCGAGCGGGCAAGAAGTAGAGCTTGCCCGCGAACTCGGCGTTTCTGTCCGTAGGTTCTTCGGCTGGGAGCCTGCCGAGGTCACCACGTACGAATACGACGGTGCCGGTCGTGTTGTCCAAGCGGTGACGGTCCGAGAGCCTGAGTTCTCTGAACTGGACCGCATGTGGTTGACCGAATCGTTCCGTCAGTCGCACATCCCCCGGGGTTCCCATGGTGTCCCGGTGGCGGACGCGACGGACGGGAAGAACTTCGGAAAGTTCAAGGTTCCCGAGCCTGTCACGGATCTGGCCGCGAAAGCGCTCCGTGAAGCCGAAGAGGCGTGGGAGACGCGTCATGGGCAGGGTTCGACACGGGATCTGCTGTTCTACGTCGAACTTGACGACTGATCAGGTGAGGGTGAGTTCTGGTTCTTCGGGCTCACCCTCATTGAACTGCACCATGCAGATCATTGAGCGGCGTGTTTCGGTGCCATCCTGCACGTAGGTGATCTTCCCGGCGACGGTGAACAACGCATTGTCGTCGCTGGTTTCGCGCTCATCTTTGATGCCCACTTCATAGAGCGCATCGCTCATGTTGGTGGACTCGATGTCGCTCGCGTTGACGCTCACGCCGACTTCTTCTTCGGCGGCTTTCACACACGCATCGAGGGCCGTACCCGCTTTGCCTGCACTGCACCCGGTGAGTAGCAGTGCCATCGCCGCGAGGGCGGCCAGTTTCTTCTTCATGCCCGGATCGTAACAGGGCGCTCGGACGCATGCCCACGCGGGTATCGACTCAGGGGGTATCCGTTATGGCTGAACGCATCACCCGGGTGATCCTCGAGGCAGATATCGCGAAGTTCGAGGAGAACCTGAAGCGCGCGAAGAACGCGACGAAGGATCTCAAGGACGAGGGTGACAAGCTCGCTGAGACTCACCGGGCGATGACCACTTTGGGGACTGCGGCGATCGCGCTGGGCGCTGCCGCCGCGGCCGGTGTCGGTGTCGCTGTGGCGAAGTTCGCTGAGTTCGACCAGCAGATGTCGTACGTGCAGGCGGCGACGCACGAGACCGCGGACAACATGGGTCTTCTGCGTCAGGCGGCTCTGGACGCTGGCGCGTCGACGGTGTTCTCTGCGACGGAGGCGGCGCAGGCCGTCGAGGAACTGTCTAAGGCCGGCATCTCAACGGCTGACATCCTTGGTGGCGGTCTGACTGGCGCTATGGACCTTGCGGCGGCGGGTGGGCTAGGTGTTGCTCGAGCGGCGGAGATCTCGGCTACCGCGTTGCAGCAGTTCCAGTTGGACGGGACTCAGGCATCCCATGTCGCGGATGTCCTCGCGGCTGGTGCTGGCAAGGCGATGGGTTCTGTTGATGACCTCGCGCAGGGACTGAAGTTTGTCGGCCCGATCGCGGCATCCATGGGTGTGTCGATCGAGGAGACGACGGGCACGCTCGCGTTGTTCGCGCAGCAGGGCATCATCGGTGAGCAGGCTGGTACGTCACTGCGTGGCATGCTGTCGTCGCTCACGTCCCCGTCCGCGCTGGCGCGGAAAGAGATAGACCGTCTCGGGATCTCCCTATACGACAATGCGGGGAACTTCATCGGGTTGGAGCATGCCGCAGGCCAGCTTGCGTCGGCATACTCGGGGATGACAGGTGAAGCCCGCGATGCTTCCCTGGGTTTGATCTTCGGTAACCAGCAGATCACCGCCGCAACCGCGCTCTACCAGGCTGGTGCGAGCGGTGTCGCGAAATGGACTGAAGCTGTCAACGACAGCGGGTATGCGGCGGATACAGCCGCAATGCGTCTCGACAACCTCAAGGGCGATTGGGAAGCGTTCACTGGGGCGTTGGACACCGCGTTCATCACGATGGGCTCCGGTGCGAACGGTCCGCTCCGTTCCCTGGTGCAGGGACTCACGGATCTTGTTGACGGGTTCAACGGGCTCCCGGACTGGGCTCAACAGGCCGCGTTCGGTGTTGGGCTGCTGACAGCCGGAATCGGCCTGGTCGGCGGCGCCGTGCTGGTTGCTATCCCGAAGATCGCGGAACTGAAGATCGCTATGGCGACCCTCGCCCCGCAGGCCGCGACCGCTCGTGCCGGGCTGTCGCGGTTCGCATCATTCCTGACCGGCCCGTGGGGTATTGCCCTGGTTGCGGCGGCGGCGGGGCTGACGTTGCTCGAGCATGGCCTTGATGCCGCGGCCGCGTCATCGGAAGAGATGCAGAACAGTCTGGTGACTGCGAAGAGTGCGCAGGAGATCTTTGA